AATTTACGAAAGATTTCTCGCCGTAATGCTAATAGAATACGTACTGGCTCCTTTTTACCAAATATTCCGGGTTCTCAATCTCGAAGGCGGTTATTAGCTAATAATCCCATGGTGACTAGACGGGTGTCTGTCCCACAGTCCCAGGGATCACTTATGAAGATCACTAGTCCTCTTCAGGAAACTAGATTTGGTTCTTCCCGCATTAGACACCGTGAGCCTCTAGGTCCATTGATAGGCAATATCGGATTTTCATTGGTCCAGTACAGTATAAATCCAGGAATAGCTGCTACCTTTCCCTGGTTATCCACACAAGCGTCTGGATATGAGTCTTATAAGATTAATAGATGTCGACTCGAATTTTTAACTTCTGCTGCCTCTACTCAAACTGGTGTTGTTGCTATTGCTCCAGATTATGATAGTGCTGATAATCCTCCCACTTCTCTCACACAGGTAGAGCAAATGCAAAATTGTTATAGAGGCTTATCTTGGGTTGATGGTTGCTGTGATTTAAATCCACGTGGTTTAGGCGTTTTGGGTCCTAAACGTTATGTTAGAACTGGCGTGCTTGCTTCCAATCAAGATATTAAGACCTATGATGCTGCAACAATTAACATTGTTACTCAGGGACAAGCTTCTAATGGTGTCCAAATAGGCGAGATTTGGATTGATTACGATATTACTTTATCCATTCCTACTAATCCCAAGCCTGGTGATGAATTTTTATCCGGACTTCTCATTAATGCTGCTGGTACTGGTGTAACTCCAGCCAATCTTTTGGGAACAAATCCAATTAATGAGGGACCATTGGCAATGTCTAAAGTCAATGATGTCGTTACTGTTTCGAATCTTGTTGCTGGTCGGCAATATGTTGCCATGTTGCAGGTGTTTGCTGCGACTCTTACTACTAATCCAACTATCGTTCCGGATGGTGTTGCATTGGTTCAGGTTAATGCTCTGGTTAGCTTGATCAATGCTGGTGTTTATGCCATAGCTGTCATTTCTTTTACCGCGACAGAAACTCAAGGTACTTTAACATTAGGTGGTTTAACCGTTGTTACCACCCCTTCTGAGTCATATCTTGAGGTGTTTGGTGCTATCACTAACCCTGATGTTTAATACATTGCCCTCTTATGAGGCTTATTTGTGGTGCAGACCCTAAACTGATCCTCAAGCTATAGAGTAATTTAGACAAATTAAATATAAACAGTTTAAATGTTCAAATAAATAAATAAAATTAAACACAATAACAATTAATAAATATAGTTAAATTATCTATGTATTGTGCCAAGTAAAGGCCTTAAAATGCTGGGAACTGTACCCTAATTCAGTGACACGTTTGATCGCGACGTTACGTTAAACGATCCGTTTTGGCCCATGGTTAGGCATTACCTGTACGATTTGGGTAAAGTTAATCGAAGGGATCATTAGAGATTGGTGAAAACTATTTAGATGCGACGCTGTTTAGTTCAATAGATCCTCTAACTCTTTTGATTGTTGTGAAACGCGAAATGCGTGCTAAGCTCAACCAATATATTGGGCGACTTGAACGGAGGACCTATATACACCAGCCTGGTAAGCTGGAAAGGGTTGATTCAAGCGTGAGTGGTGCTAACAGTAGCGTTGGTATACAGCATATGTTTTTGGATTTTGTACATCTCACAAATACCCAAAACCGGATAATATCCACAATGAATACACCATTACCGAGTAAAGCACCAATCATTCAATATTTTGATAATTTATTGCACAAAGTTTTTAAGAGATTGCCGGATCAAGCCCAGCAACTCAACGAAGAATTGTCTTTTGATTCTTCTGAGGATTTGATTTCCTATACACTGACCGATAAAGGTGTGTATTTCACTGCTGCTTGCCAAGAAGTTGATTTGAATTGGCTCGATAAACCCATCACTTATTGGATGGAAGAGAATGATATTAGGATATCTTCTGAAGATGTATTTTTACTGTGCAGGATTATCCCACAGAATTATTTTTCTTATGTAGAAAGAGTTTACTTAAATAGGGGCAGACATTTAATTGATGGTGCATTGCCATGTTTTGAAATTTTGAATGTTATGGATGCTGAGTTGGACCCACTAGGACATGGAATTGATTTCGATCTTCCCTTTGTTGTTAATGATAATATGCCTGTTAACAATACAGAAGAAACCACCTCCACAGAGTTGATCATTGAAGATGAATTTGATGAAGATCCGTATTCCACAGATGAAGAGGAATTTGATCAAGATGTTTTAATGGATGATGCTGAAATTGATGAAGCATATGATAATGTTTTTAATTATGTTGTTGACAGAAGTTCTGTTCATGAGAGTGTTTCGTCTGATTTGTCAGAACAACAAGAGAAGCCTGGACGTAAATCACTATCTCAAAATCAGGAGATACCACGTTATCAGAGGTCTGGACCAAAACAGAGAGGTTCCGGCAGATGCAATAATAATAATAAGCGCCGCGTTTATAAACCAAAGGAGAAAGATCCAATTTCTTATGCAAATTTACGTCGAATGAAACAAATGAAGAAGATTGAGAAAATGAAATTGGGGAAAGAATGGAAACAACCTGGAGCCACACGCCATGCTAAAGATGCTAAGTTGCTTTCTCAAGCTTTCCATTTACAAATGGATCAGAAGATTGCTAAGAAAATTGCAAAGATAGAGACTCTGCAAACAAATCTCGAAAATAAAATGAATCCAGATCCTCATAATGAATTCTACACTAATGCTTCTGCTGAGCGTAAGTATTTAGAAGAACAAATAGATCGCGAGAACAAGGAGTATAAGAAAAAAGAATATGAACGTAATGAATGGAAAGTTAACAAATCTCTTGCAATGGTGATGGACGCTTGGAAACATGAAGATTACTGTGCATTTGGTAACACATCTAATTTTGTTGAAGATTTAACCAAAGTTGAAGAATTTTTGAAAGCAAATATTGATGATTCTGAGACTGTTAACACAACTGTTGAGGCTGTTGCTCGCGTTATAGAAACAAAGCAGAATCTCATGGATAAATGTTCAAATTTTTTGAAAGATTTGATTTTACGTGTCAAGCCCTTAGCCTTTGGTGCTGATTGTGTGCGTGATGTTGCCTTAAATGTTAACATTTTGAAAGATCAATCCGAAGTTTATCTTGGTAATCATATGACGATGGGTGAGTGGGTACGTGCTTATGACGCTTTTAACAAAGATTATGTTGCTGACTTTCAACCTGATTTGAGGGATGACCACATGAGACGTGGTGATTTGATCCATAAGGATCCTCTATTAAGAGAATGTGTGGTTAGGAGAACAACTAGAGATGGACTGTTGTCCAATGCAATTGATAAGAGGTGTGTGATTTCTTGTGAGCTATTATTTCAATTGATGAGTCCTTCCGTGTGTAAGATGAATGCTCCTGCTAATGAAGTTTATTACAAAATGGTTCATATTGCCTCAAACATAACCACAATCAACATACCGAAAGATTCTTTTTCAATGTTCAACACTGAGATTGTTGATGATACATTAATTGTTGCTAAGGCTTTATTTGAAACCCGACGACGAGCTTCGCTTGCGTTGGGTTTTCCCATAGCCTCAGTATAAGCAACAGTCGGTGTGTTGTATATGGCTACAGGGCGTCAGAACAAGACTTACCTGTACCTGGAGAGATCAAAGATGGAGTTGTTATTAAAACTACCATCCCTTCAGACCCAAGCCTTAGACCTCCTGTTAAGGTTTCTTTAGGGTGCCATATACAAGGTACGAGCTTACCCCATGTCGATCCAACTGACACGGACACCGTTATACTGGGGGTTGCAAAGCGTTTCGCTTGCAAACCACCATCTCCCGATGAGGGAATGCTTGCTGCTCTCAAAGCTTTTGTATATTTATGGTGTATGCAAAATTTGGTTCCATTACCGTATGATACTGATTTAACCGTTGACAATTGGCTTGAAAAGACAGGCTATTCGCGTGGTAGGATAAATGAACTTAAAACAAAATGGCGTGAATGTGGAGGTGTGTTGAAAGAAAAGCATTTTGTCGTTAAATCGTTTGTCAAAGATGAAAGCTATCCCGAATTTAAACATGCTAGGTGGATTAATGCTCGTTCTGATCAATTTAAATGCGTTGTTGGCCCCACCTTTAAAGCTATAGAACAATCTGTATTTGGATCAGATTGGTTTGT